TTTTCTTTGTTCATGGTTTTCTCACTTCTGAATCGGGGTTAACCGGTCAGCCAGGCTGACCGGATGAAAATCACAGGCCGATATTGCGGCGGTGTTGCTCCAGCCGGTCGACGCCGTTCACCTTCTCAATCATGTTGATGGTGTCGATTTCGACCAGCTCCTTACCGTCCATCGTCAGCCGGAAATAGGTGCAGACCACGGAGATTTTCGACTCGGTGTCTTCTCCCTGTTTACCCTCGCCGGTGTCGATTTCTTTCTGACGTCCACGCATGACCACTTCGACGGCCACCGTTTCGCCGGTATCGTCGCGCTGGTAAGAGCCTGCAAAACGAATCGGTACGGCATCCACACCGGTTGCGGCGTAAAGCTCCCAGATAACCGAATCCGGGAAGCCACCGAGCGACCACTCCATTGACAGCGCATCGTCATCAAGGCCGAGGTCTACCGGTGCGCTGCCGTTCATCCCCGCACCGCGATAGTTTTCGAGCTTACGGGTCAGTTTTGGCAGCGTGACGGACTTCGCGACGCCCTGATAGCTGTAGCCGTTCAGAAAGACGTTCATTAACTTGAGTTTGCGCGGCATTGCCATCGGTCAGGCTCCTTAATTGCTGTTAACCGAGGTGACCAGATTTGCCAGGTATTTATCGGTAATACGCTGGCGCAGGGTCAGGTTTTCGAGAGGAGGCACCGGTGTATAGTCGTAGTCGATATACAGTTTTCCGGCCTTGAGGGTTTCCGCATCGTTGGATTCTTCGCTAAACCAACAGGCCGCATCCACGATATAGCCGTTTGTTTTCAGCTCACGGAATTTGGCATTGATGCCGTCAACGATGTCACGAATCAGCGTTGCGGTGATGGGCTTGTCCACCGCCCACATGTGCGCCTCAGCCATCGTGTCGGCCAGTACCTGTGCGGTGCGGGTGTAGTTTTCAAAGAGGAACAGCGGGTCATCAGAGCAGGTACGGTTACCCCAGAAGCGGAAACCGTCACGGCGAATCAGTGTTGTGACGCCTGACTCGTTAAGCAGGTCAGCATCGGTGCCGGACTCCTGCAAATCCCAGAATACAGATGCGCTGATGCCGGTAACACCGTTCACCCCGACGTTGGACAGCGTTTTATGCCAGCCCTGCTCCTGGTCGATTTTAGCACGCAGCCCCAGCGCACGGGCGGTGGCATACGCGGTGGCGGTGGTACTGGCGACCGTATCCCATGCGAGGAAATCCGGCCAGATGACCATCAGCTCACGCTGGCTGAAATTCTGGCGGTAGGCTTTCACCTCGGAAATGGTTTTACAGCCCCATGCGCTGATATACCCGAAAGCGCGCAGCTTCTGACAGACTGATGCCAGTGCAACAGCCACCTCTTTGGTGTCCAGTCCCGGCACGCCGAGAATACGCGGTTTAACACCGGTTACCGACTCCGCCGCCAGCAGGGCTTTCAGTCCGGTGTACTGACCGTTTTCGTCGGTGGTGCCGATGATATTGGAAACGGTCTGCGCGAGTTTCGTTTCTTCGTCTTCGCCGGTGCCGTCTTCCACACGCACGACAACGGTGACCGGTTTTGACTGGTCGGCGATGGCCTGTAACGATGCCGCCAGCGTGCCTTTTTTACCGGCCTTTGCAATTGCGCTCTGGGCATTGGTAATCAGCACAGGTTTATTGAGGGGGAAGGTTTCCGCATCCGCATCGCTGGCCGTGCAGACCATGCCGACAATGGCAGTGGATACGGTGGAAATGACGCGGGTGCCGTCGTTAATCTCCAGCACCTGCACGCCATGATGATAGTCACTCATCCGTTTAACTCCGTGGTTAATGGGTGCAACTATTTTCTGTTGTGCAGAGCATGAGACGCTATTTGACCTGGCTGGTCAGTGGATGAAACAACAGATAAAGAAAAGGCGGGCAATTCGCCCGCCTGTCCTGATTTGAACTCACTCATTTTCCGACTGACAATTTACATAGCCCAAAAGTTATCAAATCTGACGGTCTGCTTTGAACAAGAAGCGGACATTTGCCTGTCAGGGTATATACCGCTCTGCGGTTATTATCCAGAATCAATAATTCATCTGAGTTGGATTACATATAAAACATAGTTACCCCATGAATAACCATTAGCAGATTATCAATTATGTAAATCTTTTGTTTTATGTTCTTTGGTGTGTTGTGACAACAAATGGCTATAGCGTTTAAGCAAAATATTAGAAAGATTAAGCTCATTCATGAAGTGTTCTTCTAATAAGTAACCATCAATATCAACTTTAATATCATTACCACTTTTCATCTTCTGTAACGTAGATTTTACACGCTCCAGCAGGATGCTTTGCTCATGGTAATAGTCCATAAGAAGAGTAACATCCTCTTTATCAAGCTTACTTAATTCGCTGAAGTAGGATTTAAACACTTTATCAGTCTGGTTTAATGCAATCTGTAAGCGAGGCCCCCCTAATGATTTGACATTAATGGCAAAAGGCTCGCCAACAAAATGCTCCGAATTTTCGTCAAAGCCAATATATCTCGTTTTATCAAGAAAAGTGAGAGCGCGATGGTTATTAGCGATTTCATATGCAAACATTGTTCTGATACTGTCCCTCTCAGCCTCCATAGTTATATCATCACGATGATTTGTATAAAATATATTTCCAACAAAGAGAACCATAGCAAGAATCACTGAACTTGCCTCCCAGTTAATATTTTTTAATCGTCGCTTAGTAAACATACCGCACCTTAATTATCAAAAATATTCCTTCAGTGTTATCTGGTTAGCCTAAACCAAGTCATTAAAGTCTGCAGGATATCATATACATAAAATGTATTGATTAGAATTTGCACTAATAAAATAATGCTTTACTAAAATCTACTCCAGACACAGAGCGGCCTGTCAGATTAGGCTTTACTCTGTGCCATAGATATGTTTGCTCACTCCAGAGATCATACAACTTATTGCGGCATTTCCGGCCATTCAGGATTTGCAGGATCCACACGACTGACCAGAACGCTGTAACGCTCCCATGCATCCAGTCGGCTACGCTCCTCATCTGTTGCCATGTTCAGTCTGACCGCGCGCTCCAGCGGCAAAATCACGGATTCAGCATCTGCAAGAAGTCTGGCTTTCCGGTTTTCTGCCTGCTGCAGCAATTCCTCTGCCGTATAAATGCGTTTAATCACTTTGCCGTCCTTAAACATCCAGTTCCCTGAAATGTCCGCCCGTCGGTTAGCAGTAATATCCGCCACTTCAACAACACTTAATCCATCCGGTCTGATAGCTGTCACATCCTTTTCCACATAGCGGATGATATTATCTTTGTCGTACGCTATTTTTAGCGTGTCATCAGCAAAATACTTTTGTTCTTCGTACCAGTTCTTACCATCTTCTGAAAAAAACCAGACAACATCAAAGTCTTTTGTCAATTGATATTGTTCAACCGTTTTTGGATTACCCGCCGTAATATTTTTTAAATGCTGCATAAATTATACCTGCGCCACGTTATACCATGTCCCGTTAATGTATTTCTGAACCGGTCTGTAATATACACCACCAATGTTATCGGCAGAGTTTGAGCCGGTATCCTGAACAATAATGCCGGAATATACACACCCGGACGGTGCCTGATGTGTCCATGTCATGCCATTGTTCGCAGGTTTGTATGTGGCAGCACCACCAAGCCGGATATCCCGGACATAGCGGGAATCAAAGTTACCGTAATCCGAGGGATTAACACGCCCCGTAATATTTATGGTTTTATTACTTTGAATACTTCCCGAGACAAAGCGCATAACATGGACGCTATTAGCATAAACATCCAGATTACCATCACCATTTTGTTTAAAGCCCGTGTCATTATCACCCAAAACAATCGAATTACCGCCAAGAGCACTGGATGTTCCTATACCCAGAGCACCATTCAATTGACCACCAGATAACGGCAGTGCACCGACATCTCCCGCTGTAGGTTTTCGCGTTGTGGTATAAAACTCAGACCAGTCAGCCTCGAATCCGTAACCGTCACGAGCAGAACGATAAAAAATACCGCCGTTCTTATAATTAACGCGGAACTGGGCGGCGGGACAACTTCCTTCACCGATATTAAAATGAAGAATTAACGTTGATGCCCCACCAGTAGTTGCGTTATAGGCTCCGCTACTCCAGTTCCACCCAACGGCTTTATCATTCGCAACGGTGTCTCCTGTTTTTCCTGAAGCAAATGCACCAATATTTTTCGGCGTCAGGTTAATATCTGATGTTCCATCAAACGAAACGTTATTAATTTTACGGGCTGTTTTCAGCTTTGTTGCTGTCGCCGCATTGCCGGACAGTTCACCAGAAAGGCCAGCACTGAATGTCTGTTTCGCGCCCCATGTCTGGGCTTCGTCAATGATTGGTACTCGTCTTGCTGTGATCGTGCGGCTTCCCGGATTTCCTGAAATACGCACCATAAAAAATCGGTAGTTCGCTTTACTTACAGTGCTGCGCCATACATGCATTGAGCGCCCCGTACCGGAATCATCACTCGGACCAACTGCGATGTTTATCAGGTTGCCATCAATGACGCCCCAGTCCATACCGTCGGGAATATTGGTCATATTATCCAGCCTAACGGTTATCAGACTGCCCGGCACAAAATCGTAGGTCTGCCAGTCCAGGCTGGTGAGCTTTGCCACAGCACCGCCGATACCCAGATTCAGGGGAAGTGAATACGAGGTGTAGACTTCCCGCCATTCGCTCCATGAGCTGCCGGTAAAGACGCGCTCAAAGGTGCGGCCTTTAAGGGTTGTACCTGTTCCGGCAGTTGTATAACGCTGCCATACATTAACACCATCAAACCGCCTCAACACTTCCAGAATGCCGAGTACAGTCACGCCGTTTCCGTCCAGTACTGGACCGTTGGTCGCTTTACCTGTAACGCTGTAAATACCTGGTGAGGTTACATCATTCAAATCACCTTCGTAATAACGACTCTCTGACTGATGACCGACTCTTAACCACGGTTCCCACTGCGGATTTGATGCATCCCAGCTTGCCGCAAGGCAGCGGACATACATATTTCCACGGCGAGTGGTATAACGTTGCGTTCTTCCATAATTTCCGCCTTCGAGGATCTCAAGCATCCCCTGAGCAAAGCCGCCTTCCTCTGGATAATTGCGTTCATATGAAGCTATAGCCGAGCTACTGTTACGCCATAAACCAAGATGTTCGGCGGCTCCAAGCGTATTCAGGTCTATAGTCGTACTCAAAGGGCGGGTAGCTGATTGAGTGTGACGCCATATGCCCCACGGACCATCAGAGCCATTCCACTTATTGGCGAGTCTGCGTATGTATACATTGCCGTCTCTCGTGGTGAAGCGTTGCGTACCTGCAAAATTGCCGGCAGCAAAAACCTCAAGCACACCGACAGCATTATCTTCCGGGAAATTTTTCTCCAGTGTTGCGTTAGTTGAGGTAGTTTTAGACCAGATTCCCAGATAAGCCTTAACGGGACCAAATGTATTCAGATCAGCATCAAGCGGCATTTCGCCATTGTTTTTCATAAACGTCAGGCTGGTAACGCCAACATTGTCCAGAAAAGCGTCCTTATCTGGAATATCGCCACCGTTCTGGTCTTTCTGCAGACGTTTCTCAGCATTGTCATAGGCTGCTTTTACTGCCTTTGGCGTTGCAGCCTGCTTTTCACTGGTGCTGTTTGTTGCACTGCTTAACTGAGTAAAACCTTTTTCTGTCAGCGTGGCGTCAGGATGGCGGCGGGACTGCTCATGCTCTGCGATTTTGTCATCGACGTAATCCTGCGTCGCCATCACTGTGCTGGCATCAATACTCAGCTCAACGGACGCCACGTTGCTGAGAATAATAACCATGCGGCAGGTCTGCGCACGTCCGGAGCCTTCAGCCAGTTCTGGCTTATAGCTTTCTGCCATGTTGGATACCGCAATCAGTGTTCCGGCATCGTCATACAGACCAAGCTCACGCATCCAGAAGCCGCCCACTTCTGGCGGAACAACCAGTTCAGCCACGATATAGTTTTTATTCTTGTTATCCACACTGACTTTATTCAGTGCATGACGCCAGACTTCATGCACCAGTTTCGTCTGACCGGCATCCGGCACCGGCAATTGGCCATTACCGTCACCCACAGCCATTGCAGACAGGTTTACTTTTTTCCCGCCGGGAACAGTGGCGGCTGCCAGCTTCGCGGCTCCGGCAGTAGTGATAACGGTTTTAAATTTCGTGCTCATTGTTTCTCACTTATCCGGGATAAACAGTAATAACATCACCATCACAGACCACACCGCCTGTATACAGACAGCCGGGAATGTCCTGGATAATGTTCAGACCGATAAGGTGGCGACTTGCGGGTTTGGCATCGGCAATAAGCCGTTCCATTTCCAGATACATCTCCTCCGTGATGCCGCTTTCCAGTACGCCGATATCAAGGCGGAAGGTTCCGGGCGGGTCGTTTGTCTCCCACCATTCCTTTACGTTAATGAGATAGCCGAGCGGCTCCACCACACGCCGGATTGCGCCGACAGTGCCTTTATGACAGTGGATGAAATAGGCATCGCGGATAACGGCGCGTTTTGTCGCTTCCGGCCACTTTTCATCCCACCTGTCGACCGAAAATGACCACGCCAGCCACGGCAGCAGATTTGCCGGGCAGGTGTCCGGGTTCCACAGCTCACGAATACTGACCGGCGTTTTTTCAATTTCCGCACAGGCTTTTGCGGCGGCAACTTCAAGCGGCGATGAGCCGGTTGGCAGCAGGCGCGAATCACTCATCCGAGCCTCCGGTCACGACGCGGTATTCGGTGCAGAAAGACGCCTGCGTATTGTTAAGCACGATGTCGGCCAGCGGTGCAGCCAGTTCGACACGCTGCACGCCTTCCACATGCAAAGCGGCATAAATGGCAGACAGACGGATGTCGCGCCCCAGCCGGTGCTGTGCCGTGATGTACGCTTCCAGTTTTTTCACGGCAGCAGCGCGGATGGGTTCGCTTTCTGGACCAGGGTAAAGATACAGCGTGGCGTTTATCTGGTATTCAACAATGGCGGCAGACTGCACGGTCACACGGTCAGCCACCGGCCTGACGTCCTCGCCATTAAGGGCGTTACGCACCACAGCCAGCAGGTCTTCGGATGCCACACCGTTATTTTCACGTGACAGCACGGAGATGGTGACGCAGGCCGGAGACGGACTGGTAACAGAGATATCCGCGACACGCCCGTCAGCACTGCGACCATGATACTGATAGGCACCCACCGACCCGGCGACGCTTAAACCTTCAAAGGCCTGCTGAATACGCAGACGATAATCGGTGTCAGATTCCATCACTGCCGGTGTCGGCGGAATGGTCGAATCATCTGCCGGGGTGATAGTCAGGCGCGTGGTGTTGTAATTGGCACCAATCACATCAAGGTCATTACCGGCGGCACAGGCCAGCATTACCGCCCGTGCAGCCTCATTCACACGCTGACGCCAGATAAGCTCACGATAAGCATTTTCCTCCAGCAGTTTGACGAGAGGCTCGGATTCCAGCGTCAGGGTACGGGCGACCGCCTCCTGCTGGTCTTCCGGGTAAAGGGAAATCAGTGTCGCCTTGCGTTCGGCGAGAATGGTTTCAAAGTCCAGCTCCTCAACCACATCCGGTGCGGGTAGCTGGTTCAGGTCGATAATCGGCATGGTTTCAACTCACAGGGATGGTTAACGAAAGTGGCTGGCCGGTGTCGTTATGCTGGCCGGTTAACGTAACTGTCATTCGACCGTCAAAGCTGCGCGCCGTGGTGACGGATGACAGGGTGACGCGGGGTTCCCATTTCAGCACCGCCATGTAACTGGCGACCTTAATCTGCAACTCAAGCGCCGGGGTCTGCGGCTGGTCAATCATTGACGCCAGCAACGAGCCGTAATCACGACGCATCACCCGCGAGCCGACCGGTGTGCGCAGGATATCGCCGATACTCTGGCTGATATGCTCAAGGTCAGTGACAGTCAGGCCATCACTGCAATTCATTCCGAGATAACGCGCTGTCATAGAGGGCTCCCGGTTGTGCCGCCGCTGTCGCCGGGGTGTTTATGGGTATGCAGCACCTTACCGTTTGATGAGAGTTCACCACCGGTGTGTTCAATGTTGCCGCGCATCGTCCCACCCTTCTGCACTTCCAGCGTGCCGGTAGTCAGTTTGTTAGTGCAGACCACCTCCGGTGTGTCCAGGGTGACGCGGGTTGATGCTTTCACCATGACCACCGGCACCGTGGCAGTAACAGAATCAGAAGCCGTCACGCTGGCCGTTTTAATTCCGCTTACCGTGAGTGCACTGGTTTCGGGTTCATACTCAATCACCGCCCCGTCAGGGAAACGGATATGCAGGGCATCCGCCGACGCAGACGGCGCGGGGTTATCGCCGGAATAAATCCCCGGCAGAACGAACGCCGTGTCGAGTTCACCGCCCACGGCCAGAATCAGCACCTGTTCCCCCACGGAAGGTGCCCACCATGTGCGCGAACGTCCGGCGCGATGGGTCAGCCACTGCAGCCAGTCGGTACACATGCCGCCGGTCTGCACACGGCAGCGACCGGCGTTAAGGTCGGTTTCGACGATAACGCCGGTGCGAATCATGTTGCGCAGTGCGCGCGCGAGTTCCTGAATATTTGCGAGAGTGTTCATAACGGGAAGGATGCCGCCGGGTCATACCGGCGGCAATGTGACGATGAGGTGTCGGGAATGGCACAACTAACGGTCGAGGTGAGCCAGGATAATCTCTTCAATCATCTGCACATCCTCACCGGTAAAGCCGAGCAGAGGACGCGCCGGATAATCAATTTTCTTACCGTCTTTCCGGTTTTCTTCCGACAGACCGAACTGATGCACACTGGCGATTTTCGGTGATTTCCCGCCGTAAAACTCCATTGCTGCCTGTTCAGGGCTGGCGCGGATATGCAAAAAACGACTGGTGATAAGTTTCGCAAACATTTTTCGCTTAACGCGACCGGTCTTTTTTCTGGCGCTCTGCTGCTGGCGTGGT